GTGCTACTATCAGAGTAGCTGATACGGCCACCATCGCCAATGTTTATTCCAAGCGACCCAGAATAAACTGGCTCCATGCCCGTTGATTTCTGCCTGCTGACGTTAAAATCAAACGCGCCCATCTTTGCCGCAGCGCCTAATTTTGTAAATGTGCTGGAGCTTCCCTGCGTAAAACTGGCAAAGGGAAACGTGTAGGTATTGTCCTGCATGGTTCTGCTGCCCATAGCGTTGCCGCTTATGTCCACTGGCCCCAATGTGGTCGATCCATCAAGCCCAAGACGCACGGTTCTGGCCCTGTTCTCAACGTCAGCCTGACCATCCCTGTATTTCGTTTCTTCGGTGGTGTAGCCCATTGAGGGCGTGACACTGCCCCCGTTGCCCTCAAATGTTCTGTATAAATCCAACTCAGATCGTGATTGATTTGGCCGTTTTTCAAAACGCATACTGCCAGAAACAGGCAGATCAAAATCATCAAATCTATTTTCAACACTTAAATCTGCAAATGCACCCTGTCTCTCAGCCATCACGCCATTCCTTGCTGTTGAGGTGGCCCCTGCGTTGGGGGCTGCTGTACTGGAACCTGTGCAGCGTCTGATATGGCCGACAGCGCACCCATGTCACCAGCGCCCATGCGCTGTCGAATCTCTGCCACTTTATTCATTAAATACTTATTCATGTCTATGGGTGGCTGACCCCCACCTTGGGAGGGAGGTGGGGGCTGACCACCCTGCGCTTGCTCTGTCGGCTGACCGCCGAAGGCCGCAGGATTTATCGGGGGCAAATTATAGGATTGTGGGGGGTACATTCTTCATTGCCTCCATTTGAATTTTCGCGGCGTTCTTCTCTCGCTCAAGCTGCAACTCGGCCTCCAGCTTGGTGACCTTGGCCTGCAAGTCTGCCTGCGCCTTTGCCATTTCGATTTGCATATCCTGCTTGGCCTCTGCCTGCTTGATCTGGATATTGGACTGAGCCTTGGCCTGATCGGCAGCGATCTGAGCTTGCGTTCTGGCCGTCAGTGCCTCGGTCTCCAACTTCGCCAATTGCTGCGCGTATTGCAGCGGATTGCCCTGTTCCTGCTGTTGCTGACCCACGCCCCTGATGGCTTCGATCTGCTTCATCTGGGGTGCGGCCCTGACCACTTCTGCGGCCCGTTGGCTGATAATGCGATCCTGCTCTGGATCAACGTCCTCAAACTTGAAGTCGGGGTCTTTGAAATCGGGCAGTGGCGGCAGTTCCATTGCCACGCCTGCCTGCATTCTGAGGCGGTACAGCAGCGCGATATGCTCCGCGATGTGGGCAATTAGGATCGGCTGCATGGTCTTAGCGCCGGGATTGCCTGCCAAAGATGGGTCTTGCAGAAACTGCATATGCACCGCGATGTGCGCCTCATGATCTTGCTCAATGAAGGCGCGAATTGGCTTGCCGTACATCACCGACATATTTTCATCGATGCAGTCCATCTGGACCGCCTCTTCTGGCTTTTTCAGTATTTCATCGATGTTCTGAACACGAATTGCCTCGTACATCCGCTTGTATGCCGCATACATGTCATGCAGTTGCGGTGCGGCCTGCGCCATTTGCAGTACAGCTTGCGCCTGCGCGATGCGCTGGGCGGTGCTGAAAATGTTGGGATCGGACACAGGCACGATGTCAATGCGGTCATCAAAATCGGCGGCATAGATCGTTTCGGCTGCGCCAGCGCGTGAGAACGTAAATTCGTCTGGCAAATTTTCTGCGTTTAGAGCCGCCAGCATTTTAAATTCTTGGCCTTGCGCGTAGTGAAGGCGCTTGTGAATTGCGCTGAACGCCTTTGATCCTTGCTCAATCAGGGCCACGGTACTGCCCACTGGGGCGTTGGGATTTACGTCACCGACATTAAGATCGGCTGTGGACGCAAAGCGTTGTCCAGCATCGACCATAAAGCCCAGCAGATTAAACAGCGAACTGCTTGGCTCCTTAAATGGCAGAGGCATGATGGCCTTCGACACGTCATCGACGGTACTGTCGAGATCGACAAATTCACCGGGGGATACTTGCAGATCGCCGCCAGTGACACGGCCACGCAGCTTGAACCCGCCCTGCATATTTGCGAATGCGGCACTGTCGAGCAGAGCGCGAAGCGATCCCGTTGCCGCTTTGCCCAGACCGCCAATCATGTGATAGAGGCCGAAGCCGTAGAACCCAAGTCCCGGTAGGAACTTGTACGACACGAACCAATCGCGGCGTTTTTTTAGCTCATCGTCTTCGCGCCAATTGCGCCTGACCGACACGATCTTTTGATTGTCATAATCGATTGTGATGCAGTACGGCAGTGCGACAGCGTTATCGTCCTGATCGTCCTCATCCATTTCCTCGCCATCAATGCCGTCAAACAAATCATAGAGGTGCATTTCAAGCAGTGTGATTACATCATCGTTGTTGTCGTATTCATCGACGCCCTCAATTTCGCCAATTACGCTGTCGGCTGGATCGATATCTTCGCTGCCGTCATCGGTTGTCTGGAGGTAGTATCCGTTTTGAACGTAGCGATTATATTCGTTTTTCGGCATTCTGATGATGTGTGTGTAGCGTGGGGATGTGTAGAGGTCTTTGCTATCTGGAGCCACGCAGAAATCTTCGGCCTTGACGAACTGGCTGCACTGCCTGTCGAGGTTTACGTCCCACCAAACCTTTTTGAACGTCTGGCCGACCAGCGGTAGGTGAAACAGCATTTGATCCAGATCGGGAAAGTATTCGGGCATTTCCTGTGTGATCTGATAATTCATAAATTCTCTGACCCTGCGGCCCTGCTCTTCGATTTCCTCATCGGGCTGACCAATGATGACCGACTTGATCGGGCCACCTGACGGGTACAGCTCTGCGATGGCCTTGGCGTTAAATTGGGTTGCTGCTTCAGCGATCAGGGGGTGAACAACGATGGAAAGGCCACGGGTGGCCCTCTCGTCCTCGCTTTCATCTAGCCCCCCATCGGGGTCCAAGGTACGCAACCCTGCCTTGTAGCGTGACTTCCAATCGTCCCGTGCGGCTTCATCGTTTTCGTAATACGACACAAGCTCCGCGCCCTTGGCCGATAGCTCCCGTGCGTCGATCTCTTCTGCGAGGTTGGCGTCAAATCCGTTGTCGCTCTCATCGATATCGTCTAGCTCTGGATCACCGATTAGCACGTCACCGTCTGGAAGCTCTTCAATCATCAGGTCATCTGCGGGTGCGCCCTCGGCAAACGGGATTACATTTGGATCAGCCATAGAGAGTTATCCTTTGCGTCTCTGGTTCATCATCTTCAGTCAGGTCTTCAGTGTGGCCTAAGAACCAGCCTTTTCTCAGTCTTAGCCACGCTTGGGTGGCTGTGTCAACGACATCGTCATTTTTTGCAGCCGGGAAAGCCGCACATATTGAGATCAAATCTTCGGCCCATTTGCGTTTTGGGTAATAAATTCTGCCGTCCTCTAACAGGGCAGATGCGGCGTGTGCGCGAGCCACCTTATCACGATCTGGACTGTAGGCCAAGACAGGCACCCCTGCCTGCCTCAAATCATGCAGCAAACTGGCTCCCGAGGCCTTCTTCTCTATCAAAACTGCGTCTGGCTCCCAGTCATCGTATGCCTCCTGCGCCAACTTGCGTAGCTCTGGGTAGTTAACTTTATCGTACCACATATCCAACACAATCAAGCAGTCGTGACCATTGTGCTTAAACACGCCCCACGTTGTTCTGGCGCTGTAGCTGGAGCTTTCTTTGGTTTCAAAGGCTGTATCCCAAGACTGGATTACATACGAAACTTCGGGTAGCTCTTCTCGCTCCCACGGCACCCACCATGACGCCTTGAGTATGCCACCGCCCTTGGGGCTTGGCCGCTGCTGTAGCTGCCCTGCGGCTGCGTAAGAGCCAAGACCGCGCTCTAGAGTTGATAGTTCTTTCTCTCCGAACCTCTCAGGCCAGAGAAGCTCTCCCTCTTCTGTGCGTGGGTCTGTGAAGCCGAGAGATGATCTCACTGGCGTAGGGTGGCCGATCTCATAACGTGCGGGTAATACAAGATGATCCCATTCATTGCCTAGCTCATTTGCAAGAATATGGCCCGTGAGGTCTTGCTCATTAACGCGCTGCTGTATGACAATGAACGCGCCCGTTTTAGGGTCGTTTAGGCGGCTCTGCATGGCCTGAT